CTAGGCTTATCAATATGTTGCCGGAACACGAGGCTAGGATAAGAAAAGTATCAAGAGGTACAGATGTTATATCAATGTCTGAAAGAGATATAGAATTATCTGAGTCGATACAACCTGAAGATATCACAATGGGTATTAATATAGAGGCTGAAGATGATGATATTATCCCATATTATGAAGTATACTCTAAAAAGAAGTTCGCATATAGGAATGTATATATAAGAGTGCAGCCAACTCCAGCTGAAATGGAGAATATACGGGATCAAGTAGACAAGCAACTGGAACAATTCAGAAAAGAAACAGAAGTACAGATAATGGAGAAAGAACTGCAACTCCAACAATCTGTAGAAGCTGGTGAAATCATACTTGAGAGAGCTAAATTAGAATTAGATAAAGCAAGAGACATGGCAGCTCAGGCTTTAAAAGAACAAGAAATGCAGTTAATGTCTCAATTACAGGACGCAGCATCCAAGGTTACTCAGCAAGTGATGACTGAAAAAGATTTTCTCTTACTGGAAAAAAGCCCAGAAGCTCGAAAGAATATTATTGATTCTATTAAATTCCATGAGGATCGCATTATTCAAACTTGCAGTGTAGGGGAAGATACCTTTCTGTATGAATATAAACTTGCTATAAATGAATATCCAATAGTTCCTATACCGTATATGTATACAGGAACTCCGTATCCTATGGGAGCTGTAACTCCTCTTATTGGGAAACAACAAGAAATTAATAAAGCTCACCAGATTATGTTGCATAATGCTAATTTAGCTTCTAATCTGAGATGGATGTATGAAGAAGGTTCGGTGCCTGAAGATGAATGGGAAAAATACTCTTCAGCCCCCGGTGCTCTTCTAAAATACAGACAAGGATTTACCCCTCCAACTCCTGTACTCCCGGCTCCTATAAACAATGCATTCTATACGGTAGTGCAGGAGGGCAAATCGGATGCCGAATATATCAGTGGTGTTCCATCAGCTATGATGGGATTTGTACAAGAACAAACTGAAACATGGAGGGGATTATTAGCTAATGATGAGTTTGGTACTCGCAGACTTAAGGCATGGATGGGGTCAGTAGTAGAACCATGTTTAGAACATCTAGGGAGAATATTCCAGCAGGTATCTCAGAAACACTATACAGTAGAAAAAGTATTTAGAATAGTACAGCCTGAAGCTGGTCAATCTCCACAAGAGCAGGAAAAAGAAGTAAGAATTAATATAAATGTATATAATGACTATGGAGCAGTAATAGGAAGATTTAAAGACTATGCAACAGCAAGGTTTGATATAAGAATAGTAGCCGGGGCAACAATGCCAGTAAACAGATGGGCTCTATTAGATGAATATTTCAAATGGTTCCAGGCTGGATTAATAGATGATATCGCTATGATAGCAGAAACTGATATCAGAGGGAAGAAACAAATAATAGAAAGAAAATCTGTATATTCTCAATTACAAGGTCAGGTAGCTTCTATGGAAGAACAGTTAAAAGACCAAAGTGGAACTATTGAAACATTAGAGCGTCAACTTGTACAGTCCGGTATAAAGATGAAGATTGGGACAGCTTCTAATGAAATAAGGAAAGATGTACTCGAAACAGAATCTCAACAGAAACTGTTAAGAGGCATGATGAAAACAGAATTTGATAAGATGAGACACGAAATGAAGACTGAATTTGAAGCATCAAAACAGCAGTCTAAAGGAGCAACAAAGTAGTTGTATCTTTTATTTTGTGTTGTTTAATTTCAAATAACTAAAAGGAGATCGTATGAACGAGCAAGTAGGCAACGCCGTTGAGGCCCCCGAAAGTGATAACATACTTACCGATACCTTAGACGCTGATAATTTCTTTGAGGAATTAGATCGCAGTGTCAATGGAGGTATTTTAGACGAACCTTCGCCAGCAACCTCGGAAATAGAGAGTGATAATACACTTTCGAGCCAAAGTGAAGTTCAAGCAGATGTCTCGAATGAAATAGAGACATTACAGAAACGGTATAGCGATTCAAGTAGAGAAGCACAAAGACTAAATGGACAACTAAAAGAAATTGAGCCTTATATGCCAATCCTTGACGCTATGCGAGAAGACCCCAATTTAATTACTCATGTTAGGAATTATTTTGAGGGTGGAGGTCAGACACCTCAAACTATGGTTGAAAGATTGAATCTGCCAGAGGATTTTGCATTCGAGGCTGATGATGCTTTTCAAAACCCCGATTCTGATTCTGCTAAAGTATTAGGTGCTACAATAGACGGTATAGTCCAGCGTAGACTTAATGGAGCTTTACAAGGACAAAAAGCTGAGAACCAGAAATTAACAAGAGAGACCGATTTTCGTTCTAGGCATGAAATGACCGATGAACAGTGGTCCTCATTTGTTGATTTTGCAAAGTCTAAGTCTCTTGAACTTGATGATATATACTATCTAATGAATCGTAAGAATAGGGATGAGAAAATTGCCGATAACACAAGGCAGGAACTTCAGGATAAAATGCGTGAAGTTCAGAATCAGCCTGGTTCCCTTGCTACAGCAGGTGGAACTCAGGTGGAAAGATCACCCGACGATACTATCTTTGACGCCATACTAGGTTCTGACAACGAACTAGAAGAGGCTTTCGGTATTTAAAAATTCCTTAAGCCATAACCCTTAATAAAAAGGTAATAATATGGCTGACATATTTAATCTTGAGTCAACTGCTGATGTCGCTGCTGGAGGTTCCACTGGACAAGCCAGATATGGTACCGACCTCGACACAGGCGTTCTCAGGAGAAAATACAACTTTGGTGATAGAGTTTCTGAATTAGGTATTGCACAAGACCCATTTTTTAGGTTTGTCTCTAAACTTGCAAAGAAACCCACAGATGACCCAGAGTTCAAATTCTCAGAAAGACGGCCATCTTTTCACAAACGATACGCATTTCCAACTGCTTTTTCTGCCGATAATACTACTTGGGACGAGGATTTATCCGCTGATAATTCTTCGGCTCAATATGATGAGTACGAAACAGCAGGAAGTGTTGTTTACATTAAACTTGCTTGTGATTATAAAAATTCTGGAAATATTCAGAATATTTATGGTCAATCTGGAAGTGAAGTGACAATTGGAGAAGATGGTACACAGCCTAAGTTCTTATTGCCGAATCAGATACTTAAAATAAACTTTTCTGATTCAGCAGCTGGGGCTGTGAAATCGTATGCTCTTGTTAGAGTAGATACGGTTACCGCGCAAGATGAAAGCACTGATCCTCCTACAGCTCATACTCATGGAGAAGCTCAAGTAGTCAAAGCAACAGTAGTTAAAACAAAAACAGGTGGTGATGATTATTACGCTGGTCCTCTTGGAGTTAACACTCCGGTAGGTGACAGTACATATAGTACATCTCTAGCTGGCACTACTGCCGCTAATGGACTAGAAGCTTCAAAAGTGTATGTAGTAGGTAATGCTCATGAACAAGGGACTGGATATCCAGAAACTTGGAAAGATCAACCTTTCTCAACCGGATATGGACGGACTCAAATCTGGAAAACTGCTATGGCAATGGATAACACAACTCGTGCTACCGTGCTTAAGTATGAACCTAATGAGTTTGCTCGTGTTTGGCGTGAAAAGTTGATTGAACATAAATGGGATATTGAACAATCTTTGTTGTTTGGTTCTCAGTATGATTCAGGCAATGAGTGGTACACACAAGGTGCTATTGATTTCATCTCAAGTTTCGGTAACGTGTTTAGTCTCTCCGTAGCAACTAAAACACAGGATGATTTCTTGGATGATTTAAGTAACTACTTAGACCCACGATACAATAATGCAAAAGCAACATTGTTCTTCGTGAATACGCAAGTATATAATTGGTTGCATAAACTAAGTGGATACTTCACTAACAACCTTGAAATCTCACCTAACTTCCGTGCTGAAATGGCATTAACAGGTAAAAAGAAGGTCTTTGGAGTTGATATTAGTGTTATTTCTACACCTTTCGGTGATATGAAAGTTTCACGCAATATCCACCTTGACGGAGCTGAAGTAAAAATGCTCGCAGTAAACATGAATCATTGTAAGTATCGTCCTCTAGTAGGTAACGGTCTTAATCGTGATACTGCAGTATACGTTGGCGTTCAGACCTTAGAAAACAGTGGTGTTGACCGCCGGGTTGACTTAATCCAAACAGAAGCTGGGATGGAATGGCAAATGCCTGAAGCTCACGCTTACTGGTCATAAAGGAGGTCTGAATAATGGCTAATCCTCTATATGGACAAAATAAAGCTGATAATGAACTAGATAAAGTTGGTTCAAAAGTCATTGTTATGGCTGATGATACCACTTTAACTGCTTCTGATTCAGGTGCTACTGTACTTGTAAACGCTGCTGCTATTTCAGTTACATTACCCGCAGCTAAAGCCGGCCTTTCATTTAAGGTTATCTTTGGCATAGCAACTACCGCAGGCGCTGATATTTTAACAGCTTCTGGTGATTGTTTCTTCGGTATTGTTAGATTAACATCAACTACTGCAGATCAAATGGGTGTACCTCAGATTATAACTCATGCAACAGCAATCGCTGCTCCTGGTTCTTATGATACTATGGATTTCGTCGCTGCTACTGCCACTATTGGTGGCTCAGCTGGCGATGCAGTTGAATTGGTTGCTGTTGATGATATTGCTTGGCATGTTAATACTACATTAACTACAAGTAATGCTAATCCAGGTACTGTTGCTGTTATCATTGCAAGTTAAGGAGGTCACTCATGGCTGATGGCAGTGGAACGAGAATAAAAGGTAGAGCTAACTATCAGGTTGGAGATTATATCTTCAGAATGAATAGTTCTTCCGCGTCTTCACATAATCTTGAGCCACACGAAAGTGGCAGAACATATCTTGTTCACTCGACAGTAGCTAGGACTATAAATTTACCCGCCCCTAAGGCTGCGGTAAGTTATAAATTCATTGTTACTGATTCGACAGCAGCAAGTACTATTAATGCTGAAAGCACCCAATTATATGGAGTGTTTACAGATGATAATGATTCAACCCCTATGTCAGGCAGTACTACAGTTACTATTGGTACAAGTGCTGAAGCTGGCGATTGGTTAGAGTTTATTAGTGATGGTACTTATTGGTTCGTAAAAGGTCAATGTCAACACGCAAGTGCAGGCTTTACAGTATCTTAATCTGAAATTCGTGAGGTAATAGCACGATATAAGGATAAATACATAATGGGGGTCTTTCTAAGGCCCCCTATGTGTAGGAAAAACAAATGGCATTAACAGATATATCTAACGATATACAAGATATTACTGGAGTAACTACAGCAGATACAGATTTTATTGAATCTGCCCAAAGATTTACAGCATCTAGTGTTCCTAAAGAATTATTATGGTTCGCTAGTGCAATTTCATCTGCAATAACAGATGCTAATGGGTATGATATACAATCTGCTGATAGTGTACTTTCGGTAGAAAGAGAGGGATACCCTGCCCCTCAAGTCCCGTTTGCTATGTCAAAATGGATTGATGATAGCACAAGTTTGCATAAAGCTACAGCAAAACATCCTAAGTATTATGTAGCTCAGGGTAAAGTATTTATTAAACCAGACCCATCTGCCGGAGGAAGCAATGATGGGTATGTGTATTATGTAGATTATTCTCAAATAGACGATGACTGTGATTTAAGAAATGCAGTCATATTCCATGCTTGTTCTAAAGAATTTTCTCAACTGGCTACTGATGGATTGCCTTCTTGGACATCTCCATCATTACCAGTTGCTCCATCATCCCCA